CTGTGGCTGTATGCCCACAAAACAGAATGGGGATATGCCGGGGTAGCAGGCATGTTTTCACTATTACGCAGTGCCTATGCAAAAAGCCCGTGGAGTAAGCGGGTTCTCGACGCTGTCTCCTGCAGCGCGTTAGCGTTCTTTGCTGGCCCGACGCTGCAGGTGATGGGCGCTTTATTTAACTGGAGCATCCCTGACGCCGCCGCACAGGTTTTCGCGGTTTACATCGGGTATGTAGGCAATGACTACATCAGCGAAAGGCTTCGCAGGCTGATAGAGAGAAAGGCAGGGGAAACCAATGACGGGCAGCAATAAATCACGCGGAATCCGCAATAATAATCCTGGCAACATCCGCTGGGGCGATGAGTGGCAGGGACTGGTGCCGCAGGCGCAGCGCACTGATAAATCTTTTTGCCAGTTCATTAGTCCGGAGTACGGCATCAGGGCGATGATTATCATTCTGCGTAACTACCAGAGCAAATATGGCCTGAAAACTATTACGGGCATTGTGAAGCGCTGGGCTCCGCCTAACGAGAATGACACGCAGGCTTATATCCGCAGCGTGGCAACGGCTACTGGCACTGATGCTGATAAGCCAATCGACCTGACTGACAGCCGCAAGCTGTTTCCGCTCCTGCAGGCCATCATCAAGCATGAGAACGGCAGTCAGCCCTACGGATTAGATGTATTCATTCGGGCGCTCGACCTCGTCTGATAAAGGAGGCCGCATGGCTGCTATCCAGTTCATCAAAAACTATTCACATCTGTTGGTTATCGCAATTATCTGCGTTTGCCTGTGGATGCTGAATGCCCGCAGCGCGCAACTTGAAGCAACCAATCAGCGCCTGGAGAAGCTGGCGAACAGCAAAGACGAGCAGATTAACGACCTGCGCTCCAAGAACGATGGCCTGGCATCAAGCGTCACTGAGTTGGTAACAGCCGTTAAGCAGCAGAACGTTGTGATGAGTCAGGTCACAGAGCAGCGTGCCGTAACAGCCCAGCAGAACCGGAAACTACAGAATGAAATTAAGCGTTACCTTGCGGCGGACAAGTGTGCTGTTGCTCCTGTTCCCCCTGATGCTGCTGACCGGTTGCGCGACGCAGCAAAAGCCGCTGGTGGAGTACCGGACAGTAAAGCAGCCACAGTTAAACCTGCCGGCTGAACTTACCAGCCAGATTGACGTGCCAGCGCCATCACCGGATATGACTTTCGGTGACAGCGTAAGCCTCAATGCTGAGTTATATGGCGCTCTGGGCCAGTGTAATATCGATCGCGCCGCCATCCGTAAAATCGAGTCAACCAGATAGGTAATTACATGACTATCAGCCAAGAAGTTAAAGATTGGCATGAGCGATCAGAAGCACTGGCTGCAGAGATTGATGCTCATCTCAATAGCTACCCGGGGCCAGAACGCTCCCGCATCAACTCATCAGAGAACGTGGTGATTTATCTGGGTAACCGTTACACGCTTATAACCGGCTTTATTCCTCCTGAAGTTATTTCAGGCAACCTAAAGATTGGCAAAGGAAAATTATGAGCGAAGCAAAACCGCAGGACGGCAGCACCGTTAAGGGCTATCGGACACTGTCTTATGGCGAAATTGGCAAGATGAATCAGTTCAAAGAGCTGAGCCGACAATTCATTGCGTTGCTGAAACAGCACGCTATGGATTTGGATGGAGACCCAAGCCTGCGGAATACGCCTGAATGCTGGGATGCAAATGAGTGGTTGCGCGAGGCACATAAGGATATGCAGCGTGCCTGTATGGCCGCGTGCCGTGCTGTAGCACGTCCAGACTCAGATTGCTGAGATCATCACAAGGCAGATTTTAGAGTGCGCCTGATGATGAATCTCTTAAAGAAGAAATAAAATTCAGACACCCTTTGAATGAAAGCATGCAAAATGTTAGCAAACTACGTATCACTACCATTATAATCGACCCCAGCATCCGTGAAGGGGGTTTCAATGAAAGATATTGGTTTAGTAAAAAATCCTTTAACCATTATCGCGATATTTGCAGGGCTTGTGGAAGTAAGCGCGACAACAGTGTTGCCATTTATATCGGACGTGTTACAGGCAAAGTTTATTTGGTTTTTAATGTTTTTCCCGTCAATGCTTGTTTTGCTTTTCTTTATCATACTTTTTTTTAAACCAGCAGCCCTATATGCTCCAAGTGATTTTACTGATCAAGAAGCTTTCATGAGAATTCACGAGAAGCAGAAGACAACAGTATCTGATAATAATGTTACGGGCGATACTGGCAGTATAATGATATCAAGTGGAAATGTATTATGAAATTTATTGGTGGTGAAATGAGTAATACACGCGTGATACTTGACGATAATTTGTATGATGGTGTCAAGTTCACCAATTGTACGATGGTATATTCAGGTTCAGGTGGAGATATGGGGATACAAAATTGTACCCTTAACAATTGCCGCTGGGAATTCACTGGTGCAGCAGGACAAACAATTAGCTTTCTACGCGGTTTGGCTTCTGGAATGGGACCATCAGGAAAAGAATTAGTTAGAAACTTAATGAATGACATCCTGAAAGATTAAACAAGTTAAAAAGCTGCCTACGGGCGGCTTTTTTATTAAGGTGAATATGTCTGAGCCTCGCATTTATAACAGCCGCTGGGACAAAGCTAGGTTGTCATTTCTGAAGTCTCACCCTCTCTGCATCATGTGCCACCGGCAGGGCAGAGCAGTGGCAGCTGCTATTGTTGACCACATCAAGCCACACCGGCTGAAGGAAGCGATTAACGGCGGCAAACAGGACGAGATAGCGAAGGCTCAGAAACTATTCTGGGACAAGGCCAACTGGCAGCCCCTCTGCAAGCAGCATCATGACTCAACCAAGCAGCGTGAAGAGAAGCGTGGTCACGTCATTGGGTGCGATGAAAACGGTCTACCCCTCGATCCCTCATCCCATTGGCGCAAATGAGAATGCATCTCATCTGACGTCAGGCCGGATGGATCATCGGTACAAATGAGAACGATTACCATCACCATCTGGGAGGGTGGGTGCAGAGTTCAGGGGATAGCCACCTCCTGACCGCCCGCCCCCCTTTTTATGCACAACCGCGAAATGAAAAGTTTTTTTCTGGGAGGTTTTTATGGCCGGAAGACGACCAAAGCCGACCCACCTTAAGGTCGTTACCGGCAATCCGGGTAAGCGAAAACTCAACGACAAGGAACCTGCACCCGCACGAGAAATCCCGAGCCCGCCTTTACACCTCACCGACTGGGGAAAGGTTGCGTGGGGAAAGCTGACCGTTCTGCTTGACGGTATGGGCGTGCTGACCGTTGCCGATGTGCTGGCGCTGGAAAGGCTCTGCGATATCTACGCCGACATTCTTCAGTTACGGATCACGATTGCTGAGGAAGGCAGAACCTATACAGTCCAGACCGAGGGCGGATTTCTGATAAAGGCCAACCCGGCTGTTTCAATGCTGGCTGATGCAGACCGGCGATTTAAAAGCTACCTGGTAGAGTTCGGCCTGACACCGGCTGCCCGGTCAAAGGTGAACGTGAATGGTGGAGAAAAAGAAGAAGACCCGCTCAACCAGTTCTTCGGTTGATCCGGCGACGCAATATGCAATGGATGTAACCAGCGGAGCGGTAATAGCCGGGCCAGACATCCGCGCTGCCTGCGCACGCCACCTTCGCGATCTGGAAGAGGGTCCGAAGCGTGGCCTGTTCTGGGATGTTGAAGCTGTAACTCGCGTCGTTAATTTCTTCGCTCAGGTTCTGAAACTCAACGGCGGTGAGCATGAGGGTAAACCTTTTATCCTGCTACCGTGGCAGTGTTTCATTGTTGGCTCCCTGTTTGGCTGGAAGGCGGAAGACGGAACACGCCGCTTTCGCATGAGTTATATCGAGTCGGGTAAAGGTTCCGGTAAATCGCCTCTGGCAGGTGGTGTAGGTCTTTACCTGCTGATGGCAGACAAAGAGCCCCGCGCCGAAGTCTACGCGGCGGCCACGAAAAAAGACCAGGCCATGATCCTGTTCCGCGATGCGGTAACGATGGTCGATCAGTCGCCCGCGCTGGCACAGCGCATCACCAAATCCGGCACCGGGCTTAACGTGTGGAACCTTGCGTTCCTGCAGACAGGCTCTTTCTTTAAGCCGATCAGCTCTGATGATGGTCAGTCAGGCCCGCGCCCGCACGGCGCACTGATTGACGAAGTGCATGAGCACAAAACAAACGCCGTTGTTGAGATGATGCGCGCTGGTACAAAGGGCCGCCGTCAGGCGCTGATGTTCCTCATTACCAACAGCGGCCACGATAAAACCAGTGTCTGTTTCGAATATCACGAATATGGTCGCAAGGTGGCAGCGGGTGATTTGGTCGATGACAGCTTTTTCAGCTTCATCTGTTCGCTGGATGAGGGCGACGACCCGTTTAAAGATGAAGCCTGCTGGGGTAAAGCTAACCCGTCGCTGGGTCA